TGGATATACCGCATAGGTTATGTTTTCTAAATCATATTGATTTTCAGTAAGTTGATCAAACAATTCTGTAATAAAAATTTCACCATAACCGTCAACATCGCAAATAAGATCAATGTACGGATATTTTTTAAAATATTCCATATCAACTGGATATCGTAGATTGGGGCCACCTACCATTATTTTAACTTCCGGTCTTCGTTCTTTAATAACTTTAGCAACTTCAAAACTCAAACTTGAATTCCAGTAGTAGCAACTAAATCCGACAATGTCGGGATTGTTTTCAAGTATTCTATCAGCTAGTGCAAATTCGTTATCTGCATCAGAGTAACTATGCGGATCGTTCCATATTATGCTATCTGGATTCTTTCCGTTTTCTGTGTAGTATTGTTTAAATGAGAGCCATAACAGATCAACTGTTGCGTGGGCAGGCCATGCCGTATAATTTACGTAGGAAAATGATATCATCTTTTATTTAAATGTTAGTAGCCGATCCATTCACTAGTCCTGAAAGGTTTACCAATTTCAGCTTGTGGTAGATAACTTACAATCTTTGTTTTAAGTTTTTTAATTACTGGATGATTATGATCATGCCCAAATGCATTAAGATACATGAGATAAGAAGAGTTTTTTGGTTTATAGCCTGTATGATTTTGATTAAGATATTCGGCAATTTTTATCTTGTGACTGCTAAATTTGTCGTTAAGTTCACAGGCTGCATTAAATGCATAAGCATCAATTTCGTCTCTACATCCGAGATATTTTTGTTCTTCTCTACGTTTTTGTCTATTAGAAGTACTGGGGTAATCTGGTAATGCTTTCCATCCTCTTCGTCGATGTTGACGCATATGGATTATTTCATGCAGAATAGTATCGGCAACCATTAAACAAATTCTGCTAAACCTTCTTGGAGTAAGGATTATTTTAGTGTTGGACGAGTGATAGTTAAAGTTAATTTCAATAGATTTTTTAAATTCTTCGTCGTATGAACTATAATAAGCACCGCCCACGTAGACCCACCCCGGTTCTATTTTTTTATTAAAGTTTTTTTTAAAACGAATGGGGAGATGTTTACGTATATGTCTTACTAGTTTGGTGTGTATTTGATCAGCAGTAAGTGATTGATTGACTATCTGGGGAGCGGTTTGATGTACCATCCCGGAAAGACTGTCCCTATCTAGCCGAAACCAATCAAAAGTAATGTCTTTAGGCATATCTATATCCCGTTTACATATCTAGTTATCAGCCCATTGTAACCTATTATATAGGTAGTTAATGGCAGGTCCTGAGAGGATCGAACTCCCACCGTCGGTTTCGAAGACCGAAATGATATCCATTTCACCAAGGACCCTCTACTGGTGCCGCTTCCCGGATTCGAACTGGGCACCTACGCATTACAAGTGCGTTGCTCTACCAAATGAGCTAAAGCGGCAGCAATACTATTTAAATCTCAACCTTACTTTGTTCTGTAAACCTGAGTTGATGTTACTACATCACTACGCAATTTAATTAAATCTGCTACTTCCTGATTTTCTTTTTGAACATCTGTGGGAGCAAATAATGCCCTGCCTCTAGTATTAGCATCTATATCTGGCTCTTTTAGATAATAAACTGCTATACTTTTACGATAAATTCCTTCCGGTTGTGTTAGTGCTCTAGACATTCCGTGCCATGAATTTTGTGTTGTATCAAAAATTATTGCTTGATTAAACGTAGGATTAATTTCTTTTATTAATTCATCCGGTTGATTTTTTTCATTATGATGGGACCATAATCCTAAATGCCCGCCGTGTTCTTCTTTTAACTCTTTACTTAAATAAATTATTATGTTTAGTGTACGCTGAAAGCCTAACTTGGGATGTATACTGTAATCAAGATGGGGGTTTAATAAGCCGCCAGTTCCATGACAATGCCACCCTCCTCCATGTAACCCTACATCTGGATAAAGTTTTTTTCCAAAGAAGTTACTTATTAATTGTATAAAAGTGTCACTATTTAACTCTGAAAACGCCCGGTAAGTAAGGGGTGGAAATTTATTCCAGTCATTACATGCTTTTTTATTTTCTATTAAATTATCATAGAAATGCCATGCTGGATCTTCGTATGACATGAATTCGTCCGAAAGCTGATTTGCAACGTCTGGGTTAAAGAAATTTTGTATGACGCAATGATCAAACGGAAGTTGTCCACTTTTAAAAGTTTCTAGTCCATGTGTAACACTTTTAAGATTTATTATATTATCGATCATATAGTTAGATTTTGGTGTGGCCGGTAGGACTTGAACCTACAAAGTGAAACTAGGTTTCACTATTCCCTCAAACTCTTTAGGCGGGTTATCGGAGCTCTGCCAATTTGCTTACAGCCACATAATCAGTGTAACACAGATTGTATATTTAAGTCAACATTAATCAAAATATTAACTACTATTATAAATATGGTAAAGGTAGCGTGAGAAATGATTGTATGCAATGCCCAACCAAATTTTGAATCAAGCTGGACTGATTTATTAAAATTAGATCCAGTACACCCTGTTGACGAAAAGAAAACATTACTCAGAAGATTAGATCACGATAGATTGATCTATACATTAATAATAGATAATAGCCCGGTTGCAATGCTACAAGTGGCACTTACAGAAAAATGTCCTACAACTGCAAAAGAACTTTGGGACTTAAAAATTGGCGGGGATTTTAATTTTGCTGTATTTTATAGTGTATTTAGAATTCCAACAGCAACCAAAGGATCAGTTCGAGACTTAATTTTCGGAGCGGCAGAAGACCTACAAAAACGCTATCCTGGTATTTCAAAGTTTATCACATTAAGCCCTATTCCTAGTCTACGTAAAACTTTTAAAAAGAATCCTTCGGTAGAAATAATTACTGAATTTATAGAGGCAAAAAAAGACCCAGTGGCACGGTTCCATATGATGAATGGAGCAATACCCTGGGCCTACAGGCCAAAGGCTGATTTTAGCAAACTTCGTCGAAATGAAAGTTATGGCTGGATGGTTAGCTACGACTATACTCCGTTATTGCAGAGCAAATCAGTTACTATAACATTAGACCCAATTCTTCAAACTATCTAATCTATTTCCATCCATGTATGATCACCCATATACTTTATATGGGCTTGGTATAGATAATCTTCAGGAGCACTACTTGACCAATCATTAGGACCGTGTTGGGTTAGTAGTGTATGTTGCTTTCGTTTGTCCCACACTAACCAATACTCATTCCCCATAACTGGATGGAACTGATATACAGCACCATGCACTGCATCAGTAATTTCTAATCTGCGTTTAATAGCCAGCGCTTGTTTTTCCAATACAGAAACTAATTCCATAATGCGATCATACTCTTGCTGGGCATAGATCCTAGCATGATTAATCATTAGGTCTTTTTGTTTAGTAACAGGTACTAGATCAAATTTTACCGCACCTGCTTCTGTAGGATACTCGGATACATTCCTATTAAAAAAAGGAATCAAAGAACCAGTTGATGTGGAATCATAACTGGTTCTTCCCTTTGCTAGATTAGATTTTGTGGGATCGGACATTCCGTTATTTACATTGTGGGTCCGTTGCCGTTTTTAAAACCTACTGTGCCACCCTCTGCTTCAATACGTGCAACCACTTCTTCGAACAAGATGGGTGCAAAGTCTGTTTGCTCCACGCACACGCAATGATAGCGCACATCGGGTTCGTCACTGTACAAGATCTCTCCTGTACGTGCATCAACACCACGGGCCTTCTTCACGCGGTTAGCATGAGTGTGTCCATGAATGTTAACTCCAAAACGACCCATGCTGTCACTGTGCAACGGAATATGACTCAAGATCATTCCGTTCATAACATGGTATGCTCGCAACTCACGAAAATACCTACGGTATTCATCATCACGGAAGATGTCATGGTTGCCGCGGATTAATACCTTATCACCGTTCAACCGATGCAATATAGGCAACGCCTTGCGGTTGATAACCACATCGCCCAAGTGATAGACCTTATCAGTAGGTTTAACTTTAGCGTTCCATTTTTCAATCATATCCTTGTCCATCTCTTCTGGACTATCGTACGGCCGCAATTTTGTGACGCCGTCGTTGCGAGTAAACTTACACACACCCATGTGACCAAAATGTGTATCACTTACTAAAAATACTGATGGCATATTCTGCTCCTTTCATTTGAGAGGAATCTCCTGCTCAGGTTTATCTATTTTACTTTCAACTACAAATACATCAAAGTGTTTTTCATCTTCTGGGTGTTTAATTTCTTCTAGAAACGTACTTCCAAATTTAGTTCTCCAATGTACAAAACATTGTTCATTTTCATTCCATCGAGCTTCAGTTGCGTTACGGCAACGTCCTATATAGTAGGCACCGTGCTCAAGATCTGCTTTGACTATCTTTGGCGTATAGTCCATTATATATCACCTTCTAATTTTCTACGCTCTCGACGTTCAGTCGCCAAGGTAAAAACTTTTTCATTGTCATTAGTCCAATCTATTGCTTTCTTGGGGATGATCAAACCAGATTCGAGCGTCACACCGTTAATGGTATGAGGCTCGTTCTCGTCGTAGGTCCACCCTAGATGCTTCATCATACGGTGCTTGACCAATAGGTTGGGACTGCGGAAAGCTTCAGTATCGTTAAAGCCTAGCATAACACCAACTTCGCAAACTGCGCCTGAACGGCACACCCCTGCCACACAATGAACAATAACGTTCATGCGGTTGGATAATGCGTGTTCTAACAAGCGAACAAGTTCTGCGGCCTGCTCGTGACTGCATTTCATAGCTTCCTCTAACACTTGGTCCTTTTCCTCCACATCAAGGAACTGGAACTGATGAACTTCTTTGAACTTATATAACGGGGTAGGGAAATCCCCGGGCGGATCCACAATCTGAATCAGCATGGCGTTCTCGCCTGGGTTAATGTGATGACCCTTTTTAATGTCGCTCAGTGCTACGTTTTGAATCCATGGCATAGTGTTTTCCTTTCTTACTATAGTATAGCAGATTTTTACCAAACTGTCAAGTAGTATTGGTCCCGCCAACAGGAATCGAACCTGTATCTAAACGTTAGGAGTGTTCTATTCTATCCATTGAACTACAGCGGGTTATGATATTAGTTGTTGAATAATTTGGAACCCTAGGATAATAAATTACAGTATTACAAAACTTTTCCGTTATGCCTGGCGAATTTTTTTTCCAATCATCCCCTTTGACATATATGTCAGGTTGCCAACCTTTTATTATTTCTATAAGTTCTTCTTGGCTACTAAACAACCGAACAGAGTCCACCGACCTTAAATTCTCAAGATAAAATTTACGATCCTCTTGAGAATTAACTGGACGGTCTGGACCTTTAAGTTCTTTAACTCGTTTATCAGCATCTATAGCAACTAACAAGAATGTTCCCAGACTTCTAGCATAGTTAAGCAGTTCAATATGCCCTTTATGGATAATATCAAAAGTTCCATTAACCATTATTCTCATTTTTGACTATCGCCTTTCCCTACTCTATAGTTGTCTTCAACTGAGTCGGGAGTGCTTACTTCAATGATGGTACCTTCTTCCAGGCATATTATTTGATGCGGGAGTAAAGGCTTATTCCGCCACACATCACCAACATTAAGTTCTTGTTCGTGAATTTCAGCGGTTGCTGTATCTATATACCTAACTAAAAATTTTCCATGTAGTACATACCATGTCTCATCTTTTTCTGCATGAAAGTGCATGGAAAATTTAGCACCACGATTAAATTTTAATAACTTTCCGCAGTACTTGTCAGTGGTGCACCAAATTAATTCAGAGCCCCACCCTTTTTTAACAAAACCTTCTAATCTCATTCTGGTAACTCTCTAAAACGTTGGAGGAAGCTTTCTTGATAACAACTGTATTCTCGGATTTCATCTTCTGGAGCATTATCTTTGATATAATGAACCCAGATATGTCCGTCTATTTCGATAGTGGTTAATACTCTAAATACCTTACTATCGTTGCCAGACCATCTGCTTCCGCATTTGGGTAATATTACTTGAACCATCCTATTTTTTCTCCAGCTTGTTTACGGCGTTCATATTCTTCCGGACTGCTAGGATATCGTAACGCCCATACAGCACATAATAACATACCTAGGCCTACTCCTGCAACCAGTTTCCAGTTTCCAGTAGTAACCCAAAGAATGATTAAACTAATGTCCATAGTGATTACCATAGCCCATTTGCCATACGTAGGGAACACACGTTTTTCAGACCAGTTGCGAAGAAATGGTCCAAACAATTTGTGATTCATAATCCAGTTATGCCAGCGGTCACTGCTTTTAGCAAAACAGAAGGCAGCACCGACTGTAGGAGTGCTCCAAGGAATCCCGGGTGTTACCACTCCGATGTAGGCAATACCTAGGCAAATCATACCTAGTGTAAACCAAAACGCCTTTTTAATTTTTTCCATATAACCTTTAAAGTTGGAGCGGGATACGAGAATCGAACTCGTCACTAAACCTTGGCAAGGTCTCGAGATACCACTTCACCAATCCCGCATTACACTTTATTTACTTCGACATTCGATTTGGATAAAAATTCCAGGCCACCAGAATCCCTATAAGTGTTCCGATATAGAACACTGCTAATGCCGCTTTGGAATATAAGTTTGGCACAGACCAAACATGGAGCATGGGTAACAAACAAAGTAGCGCCCAAACCACTGTTTGTGCTTTTAGCCAACTTGGCAATAGCATTTGATTCCGCATGTAATACCTCAGGTTTAGTTTTTAAACGATAACGACCCTGCATAGTGTTACCATCTGCGTCTAGGTATGTGCCTTCGTATGGCCAGCCTTCTTCTATTTCTTCAGGACTCAACCATCCACCTGCTGAACACCATTCTACATTTTCGCAATCGTTGTCCCATCCTGCGGGCATACCGTTATAACCGTAACTGATTACGCTGTCATCTTTTACAATAACAGCACCTACCTGTAGTCTACGTGCATGACTTAATTGGGCAGTTCTATCTGCCCAATCCATGTACAACTGGATAAACTTATCCTTCATCATTAACCTTTGGCAATCCAACAAACTGCCTTTTGTCAAATTTAAAATTTGCGTGTGGACCGTCTGCATCTACATAATGTAGGAAGGCCTGTGTTTGGCGGTTTCCTTTGTAAGGTTCTCTCCAATGAGGCATTATGCATCCTTGGTAAACACACCCGTCTCCCTCTTTAAGAACCAACGGAACAGATGTTCCATCTTTGTGGCGAAACCAAATTGGCCAGTCTTCGTTGCCGTCGTCTTCTAATGTAATTGTTACAGAATATTCGCAACTTGGTCTATCTGTGTGTTCGTGTAGTTCGGAGCCTGGCCAATATATCCGAGCATAAGAATAAGAGGGCCAAAGATTTTTTCCTACTATCTTTTCAACTTGCGGTCGAAGATACAATAGTAATGATTCAGTAGCATAGCTTGCATACCATGCAAATGCTTCTTTAACATCGGGATCGTTCCATGCCGTAGTAGAATTTAACGGAAGGTTGTTAGACGCAAAAATATTAATTCTTAAAATCTCTAAATTGGCCGCTGTTATAAGGGCGGCATCTTTTGTTATTAGTCCTGGTATTACTTTGTAACCAACGTTGTCTATCATTTAAATTTATTCCCTAACACCCAAATTACTATAGATTTTCTTGTACCTTTAGTAATTGGAGTAACTCTGTGCAGTATGTATGACGGAAATGCTAAAACTCTGCCTTTTGCTTGTGTAGCAATTTTCTCATCCTTTCCCCCTAGGAGGAATTCAAATTGGCCGCCTTCATAATCAGATGGATCATTAAGACAAATACTTAAAGAAAGTTTTCTTGGAAGAGGAGTTGCATTTATATGTTCATCACCAAATGTCATATCAACATGGTAATCATACTTGTCACCACTATCTTCATAAACAGTATATTGAAAATGATCAAACCCTACAAGATCAAATTGATAAAATGTGTTATTCATGTGATCGGCTACTTGAGCAAGGATATCAAACATCCATCGATTTTCATTATTAACATGAATCATCGAAATTTTTGATTTTCTTAAATCATCGGATCTCTCTCCTTCAGTGCCACTGCCAATAATCTTACCATCAGTTAATTCACTAGATTGACAATACTCAACTATCTTATCAAGAACCTCGGGAGAAAGTAGCCCATCCCACCAAGTGTATGAATACGTTGCTCTAGATGTTACTAACGGGTTTAATGATAGACTCATAATACATAATATCCTACTTTGGTCCGTGTGACACGATTCGAACATGCGACCACTGCGTCCCAAACGCAGAGCTCTACCAGGCTGAGCTACACACGGATAACTTGGTGGGTGATGAGAGGATCGAACTCCCGACAAACTGCGTGTAAGGCAGCGACTCTACCGCTGAGCTAATCACCCAAATTCTTTACTTAACTTCTCTACCAGCAAGATCAGTCTTGCCAGTTTCATATAATTCTTTGCGTTCTACAAACTGTTCTTCAGTTAAGGCATGCCATCCGCAACAATTTCCTGTTGGACTGCGACCACAACCGCAGGTACCTTTCTGCATTGATTTTACACTTGGTGTCATATTGTTTTCTTTATAAAATTCAACAGTCAATGGAGGTGGAATATATTGTTCACGCAATGGTTTTTTGCCAAATATATTTTCCACCCTATTTCCTAATTCTTCTTGACTTATACTAAAGGGTCGAGGCCTCGACCCTTTACTCATTGCTAGTTCCTACCTCGGGCTTTTTACGTTCTTTGATTCTAACGGCGCCTATTAATTCCGCCTGTATCATCATACGTCTTTGTATACCGCGTTCCTGAGGGTCGACAATAAGTGCAAGACTGCGTTTAGTCTGCTTGTTCATTTTATAAGTAGATGTTGGTTTTAACATATTCCGTCCTTTGTATAATTATAATTATTGCTGAGCCGAGCCGTCAACGGTCTTTCTTGAAAAGTTGTTATTAAATAACTCCAAAGCCGCGGAATATATTTGCGTTTCTTTATTGTAAATTTCGTCTTTGTTTGAAAATGTACTAGAGGTTGTTTGGATCTCAGTCCAAAAGAATAAATCTCGTACAATATAATTTTGGTTAAATCTTGTAAGCATTGTTTCAAATGCCCAATAATCCCCATAAAACATATCCAACCCTGCAGGAATATCAATCCAATCCTGTTTGCATGTAAACATCATAGCACCAAAGTGGAACATATCAACGCCTCGCTGATAAGGTTCAATGCGGATATGTCCTTGTACAATATGCCCACCGCTTGCAACTAGATGTGATTCTGGCACTGTGACCACAAATTTACCCGGCTCAAGAAATTCGGAAACTTTATTAAACACACGTAGATCAAAAATAACGTCATCGTTTAATATACAAACCTTTTCATTTTCTGAAATAGCTACACCAAAGTTCCAAGAAGCATTCACAATAATATTTTTAAGGAATACTTTTAGTTTAACTTTTGGATGTTTAAGAACTTCAGACTGGGGAGTGTTGCCAATATCATTGTTAATGATAATAACTTCGCCAACAAGTGGGTGTTCTACTAAATCTTTAAGGAAGTTTGTAAATGGTGCAAACTTCCACATTGTGGGGATTACTATTGAAATTTGATTCATATATTTTTTATGTCTGGCGGAGGGCCAGGGAGTCGAACCCTGTGACCCGTTTTACTTGATCTACGGTTTAGCAAACCGCTGCCTTACCATCCGGCCCGCCCTCCATTAGTTGATAGCACAGTTTACTATTCTCTTCCTACCTGATGTAGTATCTTACAGATACATTTACTAGTATCACAGGACTCCGGTTTGAACAAGGTTAGCCGTGTACATTGGCCCACGAGCTATGCTATCAACTAATGGTGCCCCCCATGGGACTCGAACCCACACACCTTTCGATACCAGAACCTAAATCTGGCGCGGCTACCAATTACGCCAAAGGGGCAAAATTCAACAGGTTAATACTAGTTTAATGACCTAGCAGTCGCCATATGTGTATATCGCTGTAATTAACCTAAACTTGGTTGCGGGTCCCGGAATCGAACCAGGATCTAGAGCTTATGAGACTCTTGAGTTACCGTTTCTCTAACCCGCGATAATTTTTACCTGCATCTTTTTTAATTTTTAACAAATAATCTCTTCCAACTTTTCCTTCTTCAATTTCTCGTAAGGCTGTAACAATTGGCCCGCCTTTCTTACTTACCAAGGGCATGTGACCCCGTGTTAATTCTCGAGCACGAATAGATGCAACTAATACTAGATCGTATCTATTACCAATTTGTTCAACTGCTAACTCACTTGTAATACGTGCCATTGTTTAATTCCTTTATGTATTAATTATACAATAAATCTAATCTATTGTCAATGGTGCTGATAGCCAGAATCGAACTGGCGACCTTCTCCTTACCAAGGAGGTGCGCTACCTACTGTGCCATATCAGCTTTGTTTGGCACCGCTAGAGGGATTCGAACCCCCATCGGACACTTTAGAAGAGTGTTGCCTTGTCCAGTTAGACCATAGCGGTAAAATCTACTATGTAAATATAGGTATGACACCCCCATATCTAGTATACGAAAATTGGCCGGATCCTCCGGAAGACATAATCAATGCAATTTACGATTGCATTGCAACTCAACCAAATGTGTTTATTATTGAGTACGTGCCACAGATCAAAATATATAATGCTACTGAAAAAATTTTACAGTGGACTAGGAGTGTTTTTAATTTTCCACATAAAGCCTATGTTCAAGTAGCATATGATGATTTAGAAATTCACACTGATTTAGAAAGAACGTTTGCTCTTAATTACCAATTAGAATTAGGAGGCAACAATGTCCAAACTGAATTCTATGATAATCAGGATACTCTATTAGAAAGCTATATTATACCTGAAAAGAAATGGGCACGTCTCAGTGTTAAAGTTCCTCATGCTGTTACAAATATAGAACAAGGTACACGCAGGCTAACTTTAAGTGTATTTGATATCCAGCCTGAACCGACTCCGTCGGAACTCTATCGTTTTGTAAGAAATCATTATCGCAGAAATAAAGCAAATAAAGTTTCTGATGTTAAAAAATGGATGGACGATAAAGGTGTTGCTCGAAACAAAACAAAATAGCATTAAGTTTTGGTACCCCTGGGCAGATTCGAACCGCCAACCAACAGATTTTAAGTCTATCCGCACTACCAATTAGCGTACAAGGGCATTGAATTTGGAGGGTCCGTTTCACGGCCTGACCCAGTGTGTAGGATGAACTACAGCCATATATGGTACCTTCGGGCGGATTCGAACCCCCAACCAACAGTTTCTAAAACTATCCGCACTACCAATTAGCGTACGAAGGCATTATAGGTTTTTGAGAGACCAACTATCTTTCTCAAGGACTCACTGGCTTGTCTCGAATGAAGGAGTTTAGCTTGACCTTGCACTGCTACTGGTGTGTCATGCTCAAGAATAGGGCACTAGCGAACAAGGGACTCAACTTCATCGTCTATCTCAAAACTTGGTACCCCGTGTCTGATTCGAACAGACAGCCAACAGATTTTGAATCTATCCGCACTACCAATTAGCGTAACGGGGCATGGAGGAAGATAACAGAATCGAACTGTCACCGCTATTAACGATGGAACAACTTTCCAAGTTGCCTAGTGACCATCACTTCTATCTTCCATTGTTGGTACCAGCGGAGGGGATCGAACCCTCTCAAGAACGCTAATCTGGCGCTAAAAGG